AGATTGCCTATCGGTGATCGCAGATCGACCGTAAGCTGACTTGAAGTGATCTGGTTAGTTAATTGTGTGAGCAGATGAACTACGTCCAAAGCTGTAGACGCCACTGTTCCGGAAGCAGAGTTGAACGGCCCCGCAAGACCCTCAGTGTTTACGTGCCGCACCCAATAGTAACGAGTCTGACCTGAGCCAACTGGGTCAACAAAAACTCTACCAGTCTGAATGCCCAACAAAGTAGCGTCACCAATTACATCAGACGTATGCACATGTACTTCGGTATGAGAGTGATTGGAGTAAGCTGGGTAGTCCCAATTCAGATTAATCTGGCTGTATGCACCAGAAGCTGTAAACCCAGTCGGGGCTGGTGGGACAGCTAGATCAACCAAAGACGCTCCAGGCTGCACAAACCCTGCGTTGCCGCTACGGTTCGGATCGAATGGCGACGTCGCCAGCTCTTTAGCTAAGCCACTGTCGATTAGTTCCCGCATCGTTACAGCGCGGTCTCGGGGGTCGCCGCGACGGCCAAGCCGGATCGACACTACCTGCGATAACGTTTCAAGATACTTACGCATTTCCGGCGAGGTGGTCGCCGGTATAGCAGGCAGTGCTGGGACTTGAGTGGGCGTATTAGTACGCGTGTTGCTGTTAGCTCCCACGGATCTCGTCCATGCTTTGTGCCAGACAGATCTCATTGATCGTCACAGCACCAGAAACTTCTACCTCCCACTCACTAGCAACGGTGGCAGGCAGTCTCATAACTGGCTCACGAAGCGTACCGTTTGCAATGTTGTTTGGGACGGTTGTAGCTTGAGTATAGACACCCGAGGATTCAGACAACTGATAGTGAGCTATTAAAGCGCCGTCACCGTACACCTTTACCGTTACGGGGTAGGCCTCTGCGTGTACAGACACCCACGCCATACTTACTGGACTGGGCGTAGTAAACTTCTTCGTCTTAAACGTAAGAGTCTTACTTGCTGTGCCGCCTCGGTACTTGCGAATTTTGTTACCTTCGATGACGTACAACTGTCCCGACTTCGGATCTTCAAACCCACCGCGTATCTCATTGGACAGCGTGATTGTGGCGAACGCTGCTTCGCTTGCACGCGGGTCATACACCCAGCCGCCGAGCGTGCTTCCGTCTTTGTAGAAAGCAACATATGTACCTTCGTGTCGAAATGCGCGGATCAGCGTTGGGCGGAAATCGTTATTCCACTGCTCAACGGAGATTAGACCGCGTGACACAACTTCACCTGTCGTACTAGCAACAGCCACCAACCCATCGGGGGCTGCGTACAAAACGTACTCCCCCATATCGACTACTGAGTTTTTGTTGACGCACGCTTGCGCCAAGTCCACGCGGACAGGTGTAAGAGCAGCTGGGTCTGTACCAGTAATGAAGTATGGGGTGCCATTTGTCAGCGCGACCACACCATTGCCCGTTGCAGCTATATCGACAATGTCTTCTTCTAGTGTAATCCGATACTGAATAGGCCATGCGTGGGGCAAGAAGGGCTCACTAAGACAGAAACGCTTACCAGAAAAACCAGCCATTACACCGTTACCTACCGCAGTAAGCCCCAACATAGGGCCATCAGGGTAGAGAGAAGTGTCATCGTCGGGTGGCCCGATCCAAGTGCCACTAGGCAGTACCTCGGCCAAAGCCGAAGAAGCCGTTGTGTCGCTGTAGGTTGTCGAGGACAGGGCCACTTCAGCTACGAACTGAAAGTCAGTAAATTGCGAACCGGTATTGCTGCGGTATATCCGCTTCTTTGCTGCCGCACCGAAAAAGTAATTACCTGAAGGTGTCGCGTTCGTCGGCATACTTACCGTCACCGTCTCGCTGCTTGTGACGTCCAATGTGGTCGAAGCAAGACTCGGCGGGCCTTCTTCCCCTAAGTCCGTTACTAATGTGTACACATAAGCACGAGTCTCAGGTGTTTCGTCAGCTGACGCTGAACCGCTTTTTGCAATGGTCGGCGCTGCAGACGGAGCAGGGACGCCCAGCCTGTAGCTCACTACAGGGTATCCACTGCCGCCACTGATCATCGAAGCGACTGTCCCCACCCGAGGGTAATCGTCACCAGTAAAATACAGGCGCTCGTTAGTGTCGTTAGGGATGGGGCCAGAGACTACATCAACACCGTCTTCTGACCACTCAAGCCAGTTTGTATCACGGTAATAATAGATCGAACGACGAGAGCCGTTCTGCAGGGTATATGTATCGCTGTCCTGCTTAATTGGAACAAGTCGACCAGACTCAAAATCAATGTTCTGAGAAGTCTGCCCGAACTGGTCGCTTATTAGTCTGGGGGCTACCCCAGGCGCGATACCCGAAAAACGTGTGTTTTTGAAATACGTCATGGTTACCTCAACAGCAACGTGACAATGATTCCGCCCATGCCAGCCATAAGGCTCAGCGCAACAACAAACATGTTGTTGCTGATCGCAGACAACTGACTTTCGATTGCGTCGAGGCGGTTGAAGATCGTCTTTGAACGCTCTTCGCACATCGCTTCGTGCGCAGTCAGCCGCTGTATCGCTTCAAAATAGCGCTCTTCGTCACGCGGCGTTGGCATCAGCACTGACATTGTTTTGTTCACCTTCTTTAACAGAAGCTGAGATCATGTCGCCCAAAGCCTTTACCGATATTTCTTGAATCGCCGCTTGCCGACGAGCGGTCAACATGGCCGTTTGAGCCTCGTTGTAAAGCTGCAGTAGTTCCCTAGTTGCAGCCGTTAAACCAGAAATTGGGTATGCAGTTCCGTCAACATTAATCGTTGCTTCTTCCAAGTTTGCGCCTTCCTGAGCCATGCTTACCGTCCTAAAAATTTCACTTATATAGTAGCATTTCTACTATTTTACGGTAACCGAAACTACTCAGGCTTTGGGCTTGCGTCTTTAACTGCTTGGATGCGGGCCTTCCACGCATCGATGTCGTGAAAAATCTCATCAAGCTGGTCATTCCAACTACCGTATTTTTCTTGGCGATTTCTCAGCCATGCACCAGCTTCCCATTCCGCTTGAGCGGCTTCGCCATCCGCAATACGCTGGCTGTTTTCTTCTTCCGTTAATTCGATGGTTTCGCCATCGACCATTTTAAAAACGTTAGTTCCCATTTTTTATATTCCTATGAAGTGGTGATGCCGTATAAGTAAACGGTACCGGCTTGCATATTTCCGCTGTTATTTCTTATTTTGACTTTGTTAAAAACTTCCGTGCCAGACGCGGCAGAAAGCCCTACAACATAATGTATGTAAGCCGCCGTACCGGCGCTGTACTGATCTATACAAAATGCATTGCCAAAAACCGTAGGCTGACCCGGGACATTCGCTATGCGAAATTCACCGCTAAAGTTTCCGTCTGCTGAGTCAACTCTATCTGCAAGCAACGGGACACTAGAATCACTCGCGCCGAAATTCCACGGGCTGCCGCCAGTTACATTCGATAGGAGCCTGTAGTGAAGTGATGAGTAATTGCTTTGACCACTATCTCGAAGCTCAAGTCGCGGGAAAAATTCTGATGTGCCAGCGTTTATACCGGAAAACCTAACAACGTATTCGCCATATCCCGTGAGTGTTAACTCAACACTAGACGTATTAGCGCCTATGGATGTGGCAGAGATAAAATTCCAAGACCCGCCACCGCCAGCGGCCTCCCATGCCACACCGCTTCCTGTGGACGTTAATACCTGTCCATCTGAGCCTTGGTCACTAATCTTATCGATAGTAACCGCATCATCAGCTATGGCTGCGGAGGTCACAGCGTTGTCTGCAATGCTAGTCGCTTTGATCTTTGTTGTCGGCATGTCAGGCTCCTAACACTGGACGAGTAGTTGGGAAATCGTCACTGTCGGGCCAGTCGCGCAAAGCAGTCCTAAACGTCATATAAGCCGCTCGTTGTGGATGATCGGACAAAGGTACGATGTAGTCTGTAGCTTTTAGCTCTTCATCACGCCAAGATCTTGCAGCCTCTTCTGCTGCCATTGGAGACGGGGCCGTCATTTTAATCATCACTTGATCCTCTGATATTGCGTTTTAGCGGCACGATAATCAGGTGAATCTTCCCCAATGACAGGGGTGTTCAGAGCAAACTCTCTAAGCCTTTTAGAGCCGCTACTGTTAGTTCCAGCCATGAATTTAGTAACGGAATTCACTGTCTTGTAGTAACTCGGCGGGTAGCTCATACCCTCCTTAGAAAAGTAAGTAGAATAATCAACCAAGACGTTCGCTCCG